CATGAGCGTAAGCGTCATGGCTTGGAGAAGCCGACCGTCCGGAAGCCCCGCCACTGCTGCCGGCGAATAGGCGAAGGCGGAGCCTGAAACCGTGGCCCAGCGAGGGAGGGTGTAGATGCGCGAGTAGCTGGCGTTCTCCTGCAGCACCACCTTGTTTTCGACGTCGATGTAGCAGCTCACCCAGGGCGTGCGGTACTTCGGGGGCTTGTCTCCGCCAGGCAGCGGCACCCGATCGTAATCCTCGCCCGAGACCACCACGTGCATGCACTTCACTTCCACGTGCGGATCGTTGGCGAGCTGGCTCTTGACGTTCGGGGAGACCGTCTTGGGAAAGAGCTTGCAGACCTCCTGGCGCGTGGGGTACCAGTACCGATAGATCTCCCCGATCGAGCCGTTGTAGGTCTCGGCCCAGACCGTGTCCTTCAGGTGCCAGCACCGATACAGCAGCCGGCGCTCGGCCATGTCCATCTCGCGGGTGATCGCGGTCTGCCCGAAGGCGGCGTAATCCTGGTCCCCTTCCCGCGTGGCGCGCACGAACTGGCTGTGCCGATCGTACATGGCGCGCTTTTGCACCCCGGTCGCCCACTGGAGCCAGGCCTTGCTCGTCTTGTCGAGCGACTCCCAGCCCTCAATCCGCGCCTGGAACCACTCCTGCTCGCGGGGCCGGAGCATGGCGCTGATCGCATTACCGAGATCTCGCTGCACCATGAGCGGGTAGCTGGTGAGGATCCGATCGGCGAACTGCTCGGAGAGGTAGAACTGGCGCGTGAACTGCGCGCGCATCGGCAGGAAGTTTTCCGAGATCTCCTGCCAGAAGGGCAGCAACGGGCGGCGCTTGCCGAAGAGGAACTCGGCGCGCTTGACCAGCGTGTCGATCGGCTCGCTCATGGGCCTAAGCGATCCCCCGTATCCGTGCCAGAGGAGAGGATCGTGCTCGCCCGGCCCGTCTGCCTGGACGCCTCGAGGGCCGCCTTGCGCTGGGCCGCCTGGTCAAGGGCCAGCTGGTCGGGCATCGGTGGGACCTTCGGGAGCGGCTGAGTGCGCGGGTGGAAGATGCTGGCCAGCGGGCCCTTGTTGGCCGCGCCGCCCACGACACCGCCTCCGACCAGACCGAGCCCTGTGAAGAGTGAAGCGGTGGCGCCCACCTCAGTACCCGCCTGGCGGGCTGAGCACCGTGTTCGCCTGCATCATGTCAGGCCCCGCGGGCTGCGCGTTCACGGGCGGCATCGAGGCCTTCATGCGCGCCATGTACTTCTTGCGCTGCGCCGGGCTCATGCGCATGAGCGCTTCCTGGGTGAGCACGGTGGCGGCCGGTGGGGCAGCGAGTGCTGCGCCGGGGATGGTGGTTTCTGCCATGGCTAAAATCTCCTCCGAGGCCCTAAGTCCACTTTCTGGAACCTGCGCCGCTGCTTCAACTTCTGCTCGGCCCGCCAGGTGGTGCTGTGGGTCGCTGCGCGGGCCCCAGAGCTCCAGGCCATGACCACCGCATCACCCTTGTCGGGGGAGCGGCCCAGCGCCTCGCAGACCTCCTCCTTGCTGAGGATCTTGATCCCGCGGGCGATCACCTCGAAGGTCGGAGCGGTCAGATCGCTCACGAGCTCCGGATCATCGGGAAGGGCCATCGGAGAGCCGCCCTGCTGGTCCGGGTCGAGTGCCTCGCGAAACTTCCAGTACACCTCGGAGCGCTTGTTGAAGAACCCGAGCTTGTTGTCGAGCGTGCGCTTGCGGGACTCCTCGGCCCCCTTGTAGGTCATCACCGGGATCTCATTCTCGCGCAGCGTCTGGTAGCACCCACCGCCGTACCCGCCGCCCATATCGAGGACGATGTCGGCATTATCGCGGCGGATCACCACGATCTTGCCGGCGATCTCGCTCCCCAGCTTGATCTCCGCCCCAGGCCAGGTGAGGATCGGGGCGAACCAGGCATCGTAGCGCGTGGCAATGGCGAGCTTGTCCTTGCCCCCGCCGACCGGGTCCACCCCCATGGCGCACATCGGTACACCCTCCGGAGGGTCCGGGAGCCAGCGCTCCTGCGCCGCCTTGATCCAGGCGGTCGGGATCACCTGGAAGGGATGGTCCTTCAGGCTCGCGTCGAACCGTCCGTCCCGGTACGCATCGCGCAACTCCTTGGGCAGGCTCGCCAGCGTCGCATCGTAGTTGGTGCGCACCAGGTCCGGGTTGTCCTCGAGCTTGGAGCGGATGAAGGTCCGGCTCCGCGCCACCGTGGAGCGTCCATCGATCAGGAAGGGCCCGGGCCCATCGACCTCCACCTCCTCATCCCGCTCGTTGCGCAGATACCAACGCAACTCCCCGTCCGCGGCCGGGTTCGGGTGGGTGGGATCGAGCCAGGGCGCCCAGTGCTTAATCACCCACATGCCTTTCGCGCGCGTGGGTGGGTTGCCGGTGGCGACGATCCGGCAGCGCTGGCCAGGCGTGGTGGAGCGATTCCAGCCGGTGATGAACAGGTACTGGCTCTCGAAGAAGTCAGGCACCTCATCGAAGGCGTACAGGTCGAAGGGGTTGCCCTTGTAGCGCTGCTTGTCCTTCTCGTTGGGGAGGCCGGCGAACTGGATCAACTGCTTGCCGCCGCGGTAGCGATGGTACTGGCCATTGAACCCGCCGGGGCTGCCCATGATCTCGAGCAGGCAATCGTAGAGATAGGCGGCATCCTCGTTGAACTCGCGCAGGATGAGCGATCGCTGGTGGCAGTTGGCGGCCAGCCCCACCACCAGCTGGCTCTTCCCGCCGCCTGCGGAGCCCCCGAAGAACAGCTCGTCGGCCTCGCAGTAATAGGCCTGCTCCTGGGGGCCGGGGTTGGGGACCCAGCGCATGCCTTGAGTCACCTTGAGGGCATCCGCGGTGACCTGGGCGCGCTTGTCTTTGGACAAGCCGCCCAGGGCGCGGGTGATCTCCTCGAGGCTCGCGGCCACGGGCGTTTCGCTAGACGCGCGTCGCCGAGGCGTAAATGTAGTCGAGGTCCACCGTGGCACTCGCCGCGGTGCGCGTGAACGCCGCGATCACGGGGGTGAGCGGCACGGTCGCCGTCACCGCATTGGGCATGGACACGCCGACCTGCAATCCGTTGCGGAAGAAGGTCGCAATGCCCGCGGCACTGACCGAGATCTGCCAGTCCTCATAGGTCGCTGCGACCGGGGCCACACCCGTGTTCTGCTGGCTCGCCTGGGCGGAGGCCTTCACGCCCGTGAGCCACCAGTTCTTGGTGGTCATGGTCGTATCGAATACCGCGCCGACCGCATCGGCGGCGTTCGCGGTGAACGTGTCGCCACCGCCGGCGCCGTTGATCGGATCCTGGAGCGCGGCCACCTGGTTGGTGAGACCTACGAACACCGCGATGTTGGTGATCGCGCTCAGCTTGAAGCGCATGGCGAACTCCAGCTCGCCCATGTTGGCCTGGAAATTGAGGTGCCCGTTGAGCTGCACGCCATTGACCGCCATGGTGCCGCCCGCTCCCGCTCCGCTCGTGGCGCGCACCACGCCGCTCAAGGCGGCGAAGGCGGCGAAGTTGGCCGTTGCCCCATCCGAGCCCTTGAACACGCCCCAGGTGCCGAGGATCGCGGCCCCGTCGAAGTCATCGAGGGTGACCACGCGCTGCGGGGTGGGATCGGTCCACTGGCGCCCGTATTCGCCCACGAGGACGCCGGCGGGGTGGACGGTGCGCCCATCGGCCGCGGCGCCGAAGACCCGGCCGTAGAGACTGTGAAGGATGCGGTACATGGTGATCTCCTGCTTGTAGCTGTTGCTGGTGGAGTGATCGGCTCCCGGCCGACCGGTCGGGTCCCCTTCAATGAGTCATCGGATCCTTCTCACTGAGCACGGTGCGCGCTCGCAGCCCCTTGCTGAGGGCAAAGGCGATCCGCCGCGGCAGATCGTTGTCGGAGGCATCCGGCGGTTGTACCGGTGTGCCGTCGGGATTGACCGCTGCAAAGCGCTCGATAAATCCGCCCAGGTGCTTGCACAGATCTGTGAGTGGACCGCGCTTCTCGGCCAGTTTGAGCTTGACACGCCTCACCTCGCGGGCCTCATCGCCCTTGCCTACCATATAGCTCTCTGTCGTGACCTCCTGAATTGCCGCAGCCTGCTCGCGCGTCAGGGAAGCCAGATCGCCGCTGTCGATCGCGGCGCTGTAATCCTGCATGTTGGAGAAGGCCAGGCGCGCGAGCTCGATCAGCACATTATCCAATCCGATCGAGAACTTAGCCGAGCGCTGGGCCTGCACGGCGCCGATCGCCTCAGCGATGAGAGGTTTTCTAAGGTTCTCCGATGCTGTGGCGCATGCGGCGTGCGCCTTGTAGCCGGCGCGGATCGCCGCCTGGGTGGCGTTGAGGTCCAGCAGATACTCCTGGACGAAGCGCTCCTGCTTGGCCGTCATCTTCGGCTTGGCTCTCGGGCTGCGCTTGCGCGCCATTTACCCGGCCTTGGTCTGGCGGGCACACAGCAGCGTCACACCGGTCGCGGCCGTCGCTCCGTTCTGGCGCACTCGGAGGAACATGAACGAGCCCCTGACCCGATAGGTGCGGCCAGCCACCGTGACAATCACCGGGGCGGAGGTGGTCGCGCCCAGGTCATCGAGGGAGAGTGGCGCATCGTAGTTCGTGCCATCCAGGCTCGCCACGATCTCCACCGCGCCGGCCCCATTGCGGACCATGAAGGTGTCGAAGCGCGAGACATCCCCGGTCTGGACGACGACGTCAGCGGCATTGACGCCGATACCTCCGTTGAACTGCTCGACATTCCCGTAGGAGGTGACGGTCGCAAGGGTAGCCATGGGATGCCTGCGGTGCGGGTGTCAGCTCCCGCCTCTGAAGGTAACGCAGGCGCGACAATAGGCGCGGGCCCTCGGCTATGTCA